AATTTTTGGAGGAAGCGGTGGGATTCGAACCCACGTGCCCTTTCGAACTGTTCCTTAGCAGGGAACCGCAATTGACCGCTCTGCCACGCTTCCAGTATTTTATTCGCCAGAACAACGCTTTCCCCACTTCTTCAACATAAACTTGAAGTAAGGGTCGTCTGGACTATCCGATACCTTATCAGAAAAGTATCGTAATTGCAACTCACAATCATCACTTTCTTGTGCATTTACACGCTGCTGGATTGGAATTGTTTGTTGTTGTGTATGTGTTGGGTTATAATATGTGAACGTCTTGGTGTATACTTCATCGCCAGCAACTATTACCTTTACTGTAATGTCTCCAATGAAATCAACATTTAAATTCTTGCTTGTCCACCAACGATATCTACCACCTGTTGTCTTGCCTTCGATGGTACCAATCTTAATACCACGATACCACCACTGGTGTTCAATTTCACATTTACTACAATCCCTAACATCTGTGAAGAAGTATATCTTCTTATAGTTAGTAGACAGCTTTGTTATATCATCGACAGGAACACGATTATTGACACGGGTAGTGAATTGTGCTTGTGACAGATGATTAGCAACATATCCAACATTGTTGGCTGTTATTGATACTGGCATCAGTAATAATATAATTAATAAAAATCTCATTTTTCTTCTATTTTTGATTGTAGGTCTTCTACCAAACGATTTAACTGTTTGTTCTTTTCTATAAGGAACCTTGGAACTGGCTTCTTATTGTTTTCATATTCTGATATTTGGAATTCGATGTCATCGGCAGAACGTTGCAAACTACCAATCAATATTGATCTGTTCCTTGCTACTTCCCGACGCATTTCACCAATGATTTCATTCTTAACATCTTGAAGTTCATCGGTTTTTATATATCTTGAATCCGCAGTGATGATTGCCGTTATCATAGCAATTATGGCACCAGTAGCACCAACAACATTCATAACATTGAATCCTTTCACACCCTTTCCCCTGTATTTTGGAGCGAGTAAAGGGAATCGAACCCTCATCTTAGCGTTGGCAACGCCATGTACTACCGTTGTACTATACTCGCATGTAACTATTTATAACCTAATGTTCTATTTTCATAAATGTGTCTTTTTTTTAGAATCCGAATAATGAATATGTATGCATATGCTTGTCCACGGCGCTGTGCGCCTTCCCTTGCATATCCGTAGCCTTCATATTGTATTTTGATTCGGGTCTTATTCCACCGATCATAAATTTTGTGTAACCCTTTTAGATCTTCCACTTCCCGCAATTCCACCATGGCTTCACGGATGACAGACATACTATACGACGGGTCTAATTCACCATCTATAAGAATTCCCAAGACTTCGTTGTTTTGGGAATCGTCGGATGGTGATGATAATTGAAGGTGAAGCTTAACAGATTCAATCCTTAAATCACTAATAAAATCATTAACTAAGTTGATGTTCATATTAGTATTTATCTTGGTGCCCCACCTCGGAGTCGAACCGAGAGACAATCACTACATTTTGAATATAGCCGCTTTACCAATTTGCGTAGCGGGGCATAGGTATATCATTTCAATAGCCAGGATTCTGTATAACGGTAACCATTCATCTGTTGGCAGCAACCCGAATATAATAGAGTAGGGTTTATCTAATTCTGTTTGCATTGCACAGCCCTTTCGCTTATTTGTAGTAATAACGAATTTCTTCTCCTACAACATACCCTTGCTGTGTCCTGAGCTTCCTCACCGTAGTGCGGTTACCAAGAAATGATATTTTTTAGATCAAAAAAAGCAGCCCTGAAGCTGCTTTATAACACACATCCGTTTGGTGAATAGTGTTTTAGATTTGTGCGCCGCGTGCAGCCAAGACTGTGCGTGCTTTGGTATGCCATTTACGCTTGTCACTTGATTCAAGAACTGATTTCAGTTCATCATTTGACATAGCAATCGCAGATTTACCACCTTTTCGGGTGCCAATTCGTAACTTCATTGGAACTTTCTGACGATGTAGGATACCATCAATTTTTGTAACTTTAGTACTTTTAGGCATTTCTTTTTCCTTCATTTAATTTAGACAATACTGTAGCAAAAAGCCGACTATATGTCAAGTACTTTTTACCACCATTCCCAAAGGGCATCTTTGATGTATGGGATGAACATTGGTTCATCGTTTGCACATCGTACTGCACGATTAAGGATTGCTTTATTCTTTTTACGATAGATCCGATTGAGGGTCTGACGAAAGTGTGCAGGAACACGCCAGCCGTCATACATATCAGAATGATATACTGCTGTGTTCTTTATGCATTCTTCTTCCGACAATGGAAGCTTAACGCACATATTTAAATCGTCGATCCAACACCATTCTTTGGTGCAAAAATCTTCGGTTTCATTTTTTCTTCTATATGTTCTTGACATATGTTTCTCCGATAGTTAATTATACTATCGAGAATCATAATTATGATATATTTTCATATCATCCTCTTCGTTTACTGGTGCCATCTGGAAGATGGTGACCATGTTCATAAAAGTATTTATTGCGTTTACGAAACTTACCATTTACCCAAAAACCCCAACGCCTACGTTCAGGTCCAGTAATGAGTAAAGTCCAACAATGTTCGGTTAATATTTTAACACTATGTTGGTGTTCCGCTTCTCTGAATTTTATATTGCCAGTGGAACATATTTCGTTCCCGTCTGGTGAAACATCTTCATACTTACCCCAAAGGATAAATGTGATGAACGACCAAGGATGGTCATGGGGATGGCGCAAGTCATCGGAATGTCTCCAATGATGTAACCTAAATGATATAAATCCTAAATCAATAACCCAACGGATTAGATATGGATCTTCTTTTAAACCAAGCTTTTCGTTCTATGTGAATTTCATAATTTCCTCTGCTATTCTGAATACATTGATGCTATATGATATGCCACACCATCAATAACTGGTATGTCATCAAATAATGATATCTTTGAAACTTGAACTACACGGTCAGGTTCTTTTAATGTTGGTGCTGATACCGTGTCGTTCCAATTAAGTTGCTTATGGATAACACCGGAACCATCCAGTGCTATTAACGCCATCGTTGCTATCATATAGATACCTTTATTTATTAAAAATGCTTACGGTGTGCGGTTGATGTTTTCCCGTTAGGGGCAATCAACTCACAAGCAAGGCTGCTTTACCAGATAATAAGATACGTCTACCCTACTGATAATCCCTACACGTTGTGACGGCTTCAGCCGCCCACCGTAAGCACTCTTTAAAAAATTGGTCCCCGTGGCGGGACTCAAACCTATGGTCAATTTATGATTACGTAACCGCGATGATCTGTCGCAGAATATAACCCCACCTCTTCCAAACGCGACCTCCGACTTGTATGTTAACTACTTTGTCGGTGCTCTATCAACTGAGCTACACGGGGATTGTTTGTATACTATAACATAGTGTAACCTATTTGTCAAGCTTTTATTTGGAGCGGATAATCGGATTCGAACCGATACCAAAAGTTTGGAAAACTCCCATGCTGCCGTTAAACACCATACCCGCATTAAAAATGCCACTAACAATGTCAGTGGCATTTATTTTAAACAAATGGTTTATGTATTATTCAGATTCGAAATCTTTAAACACACTGTTTGCCATTCTATCGTATAAGTTTGTCAAAGAACGATAAATCGTCTTAACAATACGCGATAAGAAATCACCAAACAAAGAACCAACCATACTGAACGGCCAATGACCAATCCAACTATATATTCTTGCTTGATTATTAGCTGCGTATGTAGCACGCGAACGTTTCTTTTCACCGCGTTCCTTCATATCATCACGAATACCTATAATATAAAGATACCACTTAGCTATTGACCATAAGCCACCGACCAAGAAATACGCAATGAAGAACTTGATAATCTCGCCGATATTATTCCATGCAAGTGCAAATGGATTCATGTCACCTGCCAACCAAATCAACACAGCTGTGCCGATAATCATCAGACCAGTACCCCATGTTGCTTCTTCATTTTCAACCAAAACGGAATCGACAATACACAATAAAATGAAGATGCCTAATCCCCACCACGGCCAAAGAATCAAGCCAGCAAACATTCCTAAAACAAATTCCATGATTATACCTCTTATAATAGTTAATAAAAAGAAATTATAACACGGTTGTAATACTAAGGCAACTATTTATTTTGCAGCAAAGACAGGACTCGAACCTGCAATGGATTTCCCACTATAAGCAGCCAGATTAAATCATCTAACAAACAGACACTTGACGTGCTGTAGCGTATACCAATTCCGCCACTTTACTATTGGTACCCTCGGTCGGAGTCGAACCGACACATAAACTGGGTCTAAACCAGCCACCTCTGCCAATTGGGTTACGAGGGTATATAACAGACCTATGAATGATTTCGTCTATCGTGTAACCGCAGGTCTAAGTTGTATGTATAACATTCGCGGTCAAGCTATTTGGCGATCCGTAGGGGAATCGAACCCCTGTCCTCGCGCAGACAACGCGTTATAATACCATTATACGAACGGACCAGTTATTTGGTGCGGGGTGGGGGATTTGAACCCTACGTCAACCGTCTAAAGTAGCTAAGAATTTTCAGCCGACCCATGCTTCTTTCGTAGAGAAAGCTGGTTTACCTGATTTTTCCTAACCCCGCATATTTTAGTCATGGGCGTCAACTCCACAGCGCAAAACGGTAACCTAATACTTGCTCGACGCAGCCACTTTCGCTTCCCAAGGTATGAGCAAGGTACTAATTCTCCAGTGGTACTACACAAAGTGCTTGACTAAAAATTGGCACCCACCACAGGAGTCGGACCTGCATCTTCTTCGTTCGTAGCGAAGTGCTCTTCCAGTTAAGCTAAGTGGGCATTGTTTAAGATAGAAAGACAACATGACATTTCTGAACTATTATCATGGTGTGAGCGGTTATCTTTCTAATTGGATATACAGTTAGTAACTGTATCTTTGTTGTTGCTGTTGTTGATATTCTTGATTGTTGAACTTCTGTTGTTTCTGCTGAAGATATTTCTTATATCGTATGTCATAATCAGAAGCTTCATTATGTTCTTCACGGATTTCAATTTCTTCAATCTTCTGTTCTACTTCAGCTTCATACACATTAGTATATCCACCACTACCTTTACCACTACTGCCAAGTAAAGTCAATGGATACAAAATGAAACACACTATCAAAATCATTATAAATCTTTTCATACTTATTTACCGTATTCTTTATTTTCCAATATGGTACGCTTTTGTTTCAAATCAATCAAACGTCTTTCCATATTTCTTTTTTCTGCTCTATCTGTTTTAGTTGCAACACCGTCTTCGATTTTAAAATCAATTATCATCAAATCATCTTCGTAGCGCATTATGGAAACATCCATAACTTCTAAAGACAATCCAAGACGAGCATTAAACACATCTTCCTTCGTGGCATAATTGTCCAAAATTTCATCTGCCGTTGAATACAATTGGTATCCTGCGGTACTTAATGCTGAAATAATTGCCAGTATACCCGTCACCGTTTTAAACGGATTGTTTTTTATAAATTCACCTATTGACATAATATCCTCCCTATGGGGGTATTTATGTATTAGGTTAAAAGTGGTGGAACCCCACGGGATCGAACCGTGATATACCGTGCTTCAAACGGGCGCATGAACCATCACTGCCAGAGTTCCATTGGTAGGACAGGCTGGATTTGAACCAGCAACACCAAGGTTTTCAACCGAGTGCTCTACCATTTGGAGCTACTATCCCATTATTTCTTTTAATAAATCGCTTTCGACTTTAATATTACGGTAATATGCTTCTGTATTTTTCGCAGTAAACTTACCATATCGTGTCATGAAAGACATTGATTGCTTATATGTTGATGGATGCATAGTCAAGCCGCCTGTCATCAATGCTACATATGGACAATAGATGTAACCAGTATCAGCTTCACCATTAGCGCCTTTATAGCCAATCAGTATTTCATTATCTGGAACATTAGCAACAAAGAAACGAATAGTATCACACATCGTTCCAACTTCCAACATTTCAGAATGTTTAGATTTGTAGTCTTCCTTAAATTCAAATTTTGTGCTGCCTTCTTTTGATAAAATTTTTGCCATTGCTTTAGAGACTACTACAAAATTACCATGTCCCCTGCGGGTTGTCCTTGCTATATCGGAACAGTTTGCCCTGATACGACATGCCAGTGCCAGAATTTGTTCATCTTCAAAACCTTTGGTGTTGACCACTTCGGGTTCACCGCCAATCTTTTTCAAATCATGAAGTACTTCAGCAGTAATCTCTTGACGAATTTCTTGTGACAATGCTTGAGTCTTTTCACATTCAATATCTAAACCACATCCACACATCAAATCTTCTTTCGTTGTTGGTGTCCAACGTGCACCCAATTTACGGGAGCCTGCTTCTACTTTATGTTGGTTAATGTTAAGTTCTAATTTATTATGTGTAGAACCAAATGGGCTTTCTTTGGATGAGACAGAAACATTGCTAAGTTCCATGCTATATACTGTACCCACCACTTCAGATATTGGTTGTACACCAACAAGATGTCTTATTGGGAAATCATCAAAAATTCTACGGACAGTTGGTACTATAATTCTTGCTACTTCAAGACTATCATCCGATGCTTGAATTGCGCCATTGTATTTGCATCCTTGTAGATGTTCCCATTGCTGCTGCAAAATTGGTTCCATTGATTTTTTGTCAACATCATTAAGAACTTCAAGAAGAATGGGTAGCGTTTCAGCCCACATATCTTCATCAAATTTCTTCATGTTTGTTTGTTTCATGTCGTGCATCCGTTCACGCAATTTGGTCAATTTGATTTGCTTATCCATCTTAGCTATCCTCGCCAGATGATTTTTCTAAACCTTTTATTTTCAATAGGTTGTAGTAGTTGCTTGCCATTGGTGGCGTGTCAAGCTTATTACCTTCCTTGTCATACTCAAAACCACCGTTGAGTGAAGTACCAGCACGTGTCATTAATCCAATCTTAGGTTGGAAGGTCTTAGGATCAACCACAACACCAGATGTCATTACAGGTATATATGGGCAGTAAGTATAGCCACTATCAGTCTCACCAGTACCGCCTTTGTAACCAACTATTACTTCGTCTTCGGGAAGGTGTAGTGCTGAAAAAACCTTCATTGTCTTGTTTAATGTGCCGACTTCCATCAACTCACCAAACAACCCAAACTGTTCAGTTTCGTTTTGTTCGTATGATTTTTTATCATTTGACACTTGTAACAGCGAAAGAACAGTTGGTGAAACAACAATCCAATTGCCAGCACCACGACGTGTGTTACGTGCTATCTCATTTGCTGCAAGGTTTATATGAATACCCAACAGATCAGATTTTTCTTGTAATGTACTATCTGCTTTTAAATTGGCTACCATGGGTTCGCCAGCAAGACTTTTAAGATTGCAAATTATCTCATTCGATATTTCAGACTGTATCTCAGAAGCTAATGCTTGTGTCATTTCAGATTCAATATCCAATCCATACATAGAATTTAGATCTTGTGATGCTTCTATTGTCCAAAAAGCAGCAAGTCTTTTTGACTGTGCTTCAACGGTATCACTGATGATTTCCAATGAGATTTTTTTACCAACATCCAAATTCTTTTCAAGTGTATTTGCATCTACAACTACTTTAGTTTCAGGATCTTGCTCACGGTAACGCAAATGATAAGTCAAGCCAACTGGTGATGTCATTGGTTGTACACCTACCAACTTACCAGCTTCAAAATTATTACTAAAGATTCTTCTGGCTATACCATACATCATACTATCTGGAATGCCACAATATTGTCCTGCTGTACTATAGCTGTTTCTTTGTGCCTTGTCTTGTTGAATAAAAGAATGTTGGTTTCTTAATA